TATATAATAATAGAAATATATCTACATTCGATAATGGGGTTGATATAAATTTTGTATCTTTAGATGATTTGATTGAAATGAAAGAAATAAGTGGACGACCCAAAGATATTGAAGATATTAAAAATCTTAAAAAAATTAATGGTCTTTAGAATTTAATCTGAATAATATCATTTAATTTTTCTTCTATATTATCGGTATATTTAATACGTAACAATTTAATAACATTGTTTTTACAATATTCGATTTTAATATTATCTCTTTTTTGAATATTCTTAAATTCTTTAATTCCACCCCAATGTTCTTTAATTATAAAATGGTGTTCTCCATCATATTCAATACAAAGATTTTCTTTTGGTAAATAAAAATCAAATTTCAATAAATTTTTATATTTGCACCCCTCAAATGTTTTTTGACTTTTGAAATCAATATTATTAAATTTTAAATAATTTCTTATTTTTCTTTCGCCTTTAGATTCTTTACATTTAGGACAACCACACCCGTCATAATGTTCTCTTGCTTTTTGTTTAAATTTACCGTGAATTTTACAGATAATATTAACTTCTGTATGTGTATTTTTATATTCTACCAAAGAATAATTATATTTATCTCCATGAACTTTCTTAGATTTTTCAATAAATTGTTTCAATGTTAACTTTTGTGAACCGCCACATAAATGACAACCATGACCATATAAATGATATTCAGGTTTTTGTTTAAATTCACCGTGAATAGGACAAATAATTTTAATTTCCTTTTGTAATCCTTCTAATTTAACTAATGAATAATTATATTTGTTATTATGAATTATATTAGATTTTTGAATAAATGTATTAATTGACATCAAAATATTCAATATATGACATTTTTTACATCCTCGACCTTGAATATGATTACTGGGTGTTTGTTTAAATTCACCATGAATAGGACAAATAATCATAATAGTAGTTCTATTATTAATATATTCAACTAATGAATAATCATATTTATTACCATGTTTTCTTATTGAATCTATTATAAATTGTTCTTTAGTTTTTCTTTTTGACATTTTTTATATTTCTTTTTGGATATTATAACGATTTAATTCTTCTATTATACAATATTCTATAAATTTTGAACGGTTTTTGTAATTATCTTTTATATATTCAAGTAATTTACCATCAAGAGATATTGATAATTCAACTTTTGTTTTTATTTTTTTTGGCATATTATAATATTGTTTTATTATATATATTAAATATAAAAAGTCAAAAATTGACATTTTATATAAAAACTTTAACTATTTTATATTATATAAATAATATGAAGAAAAAATATAAAGGAAACGGTAGAAAAAAAATTACTGTTACAATTGATAAAGAATTGAATGATAAATTAGAAAAATATATCGAAGAAAATGAAATATATAACAAGTCTAGTTTAATAGAACAATTTATTAAAAAACAAATAAATGAAGAAAAAAAGGATAATTGATTTTTATTAATCAATATTTTTTGTATCTTTGTGTATTATAAATATTAAAAACAGAAATAATGTTAGAATTAAAAGGAAAATATACAGATGCTAAAATCTTCATTGATAATATCGAAGAAGGTGTGTTTCAACAAGTTTATGGTATAATCAATTCACAAATATCTAATGGGTTGAAAGTCAGGATAATGCCTGATGCACATGTTGGCTCGGGGGTCTGCGTAGGATTCTCGATGGAATTAGGTAAATTTTTAGATGTCGGATTGGTGGGTTGTGATATTGGGTGTGGTCTTTTGGGTGTTAAATTCGATAAGAAAAACTCTATTAATTTAGAAAAATTAGAAACACAAATAAGACAATCAGTTCCAACAGGATTTAATTTACATCCATCACCTATTGTAAATAAAATAGATTTTGAAGAAATTCAAAAAATTGCTAATTCTTTCATTGTAAATTTCAATGAAAAATTTGGAACTTCTTATGATGCTCCTACTTATAATGATAAGTGGCTTACCGATAAATTAAAAGATATTAAAATGGATGCTTCTAAATTTTGGAATTCCATAGGAACTATGGGGGGTTCAAATCATTTTATCGAAGTTGGAAAAAATTTAGAAGGAGATTATTGGATTACAGTTCATTCTGGATCAAGAAATTTAGGAATTAAAATTTTTGATTATTGGAATAATATTGCTATTGGAAAAGTTAAAGTTGTTTCTAAAGAATACACTAATGATTTAGATAATATTATTCAAAATACTAAAATCAAATCAGAAATTCCTAAAAGAATTAAAGAATTAAAAGAAAAACATAAAGTAGGAATTGCTAAAGGATATTTATCTGATGATAATCTTATTGGATATATTTTCGATATGATTTTCACCCAATATTATGCTTATGTTAATCGTCTAACTATGTTAGATATTATTAAAGAAAAATTAAATATTGATAAGTATGATGAAATAGTATCTACTATTCATAATTATATTGATCCATATGATATGATTATACGTAAAGGTGCAGTAAAATCATATAAGGAACAAAAATTTCTTTTACCTTTTAATATGAGAGATGGGATTTTATTATGTGAAGGAAAATCTAATTCAGATTGGAATTTTTCCAGTCCTCATGGAGCTGGTCGATTATTTTCTCGTAGTAAAGCTAAAGTAACAGTAGATTATAATGAATATAAAAAATCAATGAAAGGTATTGTTACAACATCAGTTACTAAAAACACACTTGATGAAAGTCCACAATCTTATAAATCTTCTAAACTAATAGAAAGTTTAATACAAGATACTGCTACGGTTGTTGATAGAATAACACCAGTTATGAATATCAAAGATAAGTCAGAAGGTATGTCTTGGAAAGAAAGAAAGAATAAGAAGAAGAAAGACCAAGACCGTAAAAGAGAACGTAGAGATAAGTCTTACAAGAATATGAAAAGGATGTAGAAATACATCCTTTTTTGTTTTAATATATAATTATATGAAAAGAATAATTTATATATTATCTATCTTTATTTTATTTAGTTGTAATAGTAGAATAAATAAACAAGAAGAGATTAAATGGGTATATTTCCCAGATACAGTAATGATTGATGGTGTTTATATTCCTGATGTTGATGGTGATGGTGTTATAGATTTCCAAGAAATTGATTTAGAAGAAATAAGTCATGGTATTGAAATGGGAGAAGTAGTTCGTGATGAAAATAAATTATTAATGGACACACCATTAAGTAATCAAGGAACATTAGTTTATAAAGTAGATTCAGTATTAATTATAGGTGTTGTATCTAGGGTAGAAGCAAGAATAATAAAACAAGTAAGTGAAGAAACAACGGAACAGTTAGTTTCATTAACGACACGAACATCAACAGGTATTATACATGAAGAAATTATAAAGGTTGGAAATATAATGGACATGGAATTAAAAACCTTAGATGAAGATGCAATCACAATAACTGAAATTACAGATGATGAACAATTAGTAGACGAAACAGATCCAACACTTTGGTTATGGGGTGTTACTGCAAATAAAATTGGTAGTTATAATTTAATATTGACTGCGAAAATAAAACAAGATGGTCCAACTAGGGATAAAATAATATTTGATACAGAAATTAATGTAACAAATAAGCCAAAGAAAAAATATTCAATGATAATTGATATTCCTGATAATTTAAAAAGATATGAAGATAGTATAATTAGATTAAATTTAATAGAAAAAAAATTTGATACTTATAGTATTGAATGGGGTGGAGAAGGTAAAATAGTATTAGAATTTGATGGTAAAGTTACTATCATAACAGATGATAATATTATAAATGATAATAAATCACAATTTAATTACAAATGGGTAGTTACACCAAAGGGTAAAGAAAAAACATTACCATATGTTATTAAAATAGTAGGTGATTATGAAGATTTGATTTTAAGAGATAGTGTTTTAATTGTTGAAAATAACTTCAAAGAAGGATTTAATAATTTTATAGACAGTGCTGCTAAAAGATGGTATTGGTTATTCACTGCATTATTAATACCTATTTATGGGTATATAAGAAAGAAATATTTTCCTAAAAAGAAAAAATAATATATAAGTAAAAAGAAATACAAAAATTATGAATTATATTGCACATTTAGTACAAAAAGGAGAAGGTTGTGATTATATGATCGGATGTGGTTTACAAGTTGTTAAATTATCATCAGATAATATGAAAGATGCAGAAAAAGAATTATCTGAACTTATTAAAGAAGAATATTCTTATGATGAAGCTATGTTAGAAACAGCAACACTTTATGAAGTTAAAGAAGCTGTAGAAGTTGATGTTGATGCTATCTACAATGAAAAAGAAAATTCTAAACAAGCTCAAGCAGAAGAAAAAGAAAGAATCAAAGACTTTGAGGAATTTCAGAGATTAAAAAAGAAATTCGAAGAATAAACTTATTTGTTAAATAGTATTATAAGAAGGATGTAGAGATACATCCTTTTTTAATTTATAATAAATGAAAGAATCTAAAGTAATAAGAATAGGTAAACGAAATAATTTCAAAGTAGAAATTTATCTTAATTGGGGTTTCACAATCAAATATCTAACAATAGGGTATAATGATTATGATTATCCTCAACTAATTTGGCAACTATTCTTTGGTCAATTTTTTATAACATTTCCTTGGAAACATAAAATAAAAAAAGATTATGGTCATGATGATCCATCTTATGGTATAACTTATCATAATAATTCTTTTATGTTTTATTGGAATCGTAAATGTAAAGTTTATGATTTACCTTTTTTATCTTATGAATGGATAAGATCAAGTTTATTATTATCTGATGGAACATGGGCACATGAAACCAAAGGTCATAGAAAAGAATTTTATAACAAAGAATGGACTGATAAACAATGGCAAGTCACTATCCCATATAAACACAAGACATCAAATGAAGGTGATATAGACATTAATGTTAAGTGTCATATAACGGAGAGGGAGTGGCGTAGAAAGTGGTTTAAATGGACTAAAATGAGTTCTAAAATCAGTCGTACTGTTAATGTTGATTTTAGTGAAGAAGTTGGATCAGGTAGAGGTTCTTGGAAAGGTGGTGCATTAGGAACAGGATTTAATATATCTAAAAGAACAACAGATATTAGTGAAGGTCTTAAAAAAATGGAAAAAGAATATAATATGTATTCTGTTGCACTTGATAGACAAAGAAAAATTAAACAAATACTCAAATAATAACTATACAAAATATAACTTTAATTAAAAATAATGAGTGGTGGACATTTCAATTACAAACAATACCAAATCAATGAAATCATTGATAGTATTGAACGTGAATTAAATTCACAAGGAAAACCTAAATCTAAAAGTGAATTATGGATGGATGATGATTATTATAAAAAATATCCAGAAGAAAAATATTATATTACACACCCTAAAGAAATACAAGAAGAATTTAAAAATGCTATTAAGATATTAAAACAAGCATCTGTTTATACTCAAAGAATAGATTGGTATTTATCGGGTGATGATGGAGAAGAAAGTTTTTTAAGTAGATTAAATAATGAATTAAATAAATTATAAATATTTCAATATTATGAATAATTCAATGACAATTAAAGGTATTAAATGTGATACACCACATTGTAATTATCGTGATGATACTATAAAATTTGAAGATTATCCCGATTGGATAAATAAACCATGTCCTGTATGTGGTAGAAATCTTTTAACACAGGCAGAATATGATCAATGTATTCATTTATTTGCATTTGAAAAGAGATTTAATGTATTTATACACAATTGGAGATGAATAAACCCAATGTTTTATTTCAATAAAATTACAGGAAGAAAACCAAAGTTATATGATGCGACTTTCAATTTCCCTAAAAGAAAAGTATAACAAATGAAAGGAATTAAAATAATAGAAAAAAGTTCTGATGCTACTACATTTAAAGACATGCCACCTTCTTACCGTGTATCTATCACAGTAGGTTCAGGTACTAAACACCCAATTACTATAACTAGATAATTTTTTAGAGCAGGGTTTCAAGATGGTGAGCGGAACGGGAAATTCTTTTTTCAAACCAATGATGGTAAATGTATAAGACGAGCATCTTTCTTATCAAAAAAAGTTAATGATGCTGATTATCTAAGACGAAAAGAAGAAGAAATGATAAAAATATTTATCGAAAAATGTAGTGAAAGTATAGATACGGTAGATGAAATGTTAAAAGCTGAAACAAAAAGATTACATATTAGGAAGAAAAATTATATTAACACAATAGATAAATTAGATGGATATTTCAGATCAGAAAAAATACAGAGAATAAAAGAAAAAATACAAAATGATTAATAAAATTAAAAGATTTAAACTTGTTGTATTTTTCTTTAGATTAATAAATTTACGTTATTCTTATTGTGAAAAATGTGGATTACCTTGGAAACATTGTAAAGAAAAAAGTGTAAATTCTGATTCTTATTCGAGTTATTTTGCAACTTGTCAATATTGTTGGGATCATTCATCATTAGAAGAAATTAAAAATTGTTACAGAAAAGCTAATTTTAAATATTGGATATCTAGTAACGGTAATGGTGGGAATTTACTACCGACACTATTAAGAAACATCGAAGAAGAATATAAAAATGATATAACGATAAGAAGAAGTCAAAAGATTAAATCATTAAAAAAGAATATAAAAAAGAATGTCACATTATTTAAAGAAAATTAAACGTCATCCACTATTAGAGAAAGCGTTTTCTTATATTATTGAACACAACGAATCAGTTAATCTACCTTATCATAATACAAGACACTTAGTAAAGGTGTTTGATTCTTGTATGGAAATTGCTAAAGGATATAAATTACCCGAACATGATTTAATTGTATTAGGAGTTGCTGCATTATTTCACGACTTTAATCATAGTGGTGGGAAATTAAAAGATAATGAAAATATTCAAATCGCAGTTCAAGAATTTATTAAATTTTATGAATTGAATAAGATGTCATTTGATGGTATTCATTTTATCAGTATTCAAGAATTAATAACCTATACTGAATTTCCTAAAACAAAAGAACCAGAAAATGATATTCAAAAAATATTAATGGATTGTGATATGATTCAGGCATTTGATGTTGATTGGTTTCTTTATGCTATCAATGGATTGTCAATGGAACGTGGAATTACAATAAAACAAGCGTTAGAGGATCAAACCAATTTTATAAATAATGTAAGTTTTTATACCAAGTACGCACAGAAATTACACAAGAAAGAGAAGAAAAAGTATTCTAAAAAATTAGAATATCTCAAAACTATTTTTAACTAAAAACTATGAACAAAAGTGTTGTTGACCATGCCACAAAAAGTTTGGTTATTATCGGGGATAATTTTATTGCTCAATCGTTATACAATGATTATAAAAGATATGGGAAATTTCGTATTAATATATCGAAAGATATAACTCATGTCAAAAATAAAGTTGATTACATTATTGATTCTTCATTTAATGAAAGAACACAAAATTTATCATTATCTTATTGTAGATTAAACAATGTTGATAAAATATTATTGGTTAATCATTGGGAAAGAAAAAAATTACCCGATATTAAAACACCGATATTACAATCTGTTCTTTATGATGTATATGGAACTGAACACAATAGTTTTGACAGACAAGGAGCAGGTAATAATTATGATACCGAAATAAATTATTGTACATTAATTGCTGAATCATTAAGAAGAATACATGAAGCTAAAATTAATGGATTACCTTTAGTTTATATTCCATACGGTGAAAATAAAGTCAAGTGTAGTCATATAGATAATATTTATGAACCAATAAACTTTATGTTAACCAAATTAAAAGAAACTTCTGTATATGCTGTATTTGATGAAGATAAGTATGTAAGTGCAATAATAAACTCTATACAGAAAGTCATAGAATATCAAGGAAGGATAATAATTAAGAACAACAATTCAATTTATACTCAACATGTAAAAAGCCTTGATTTCAAATCAAAACACCACCACTTTGAAGGAAGTATTAGAAGAATATATAAATATCTTCGACTAAATAATAATAGATTCTCTATTTATTTGGATTATTAAGTTTTTATTCTTATATTTGTATCTGTGATAAAAAAAGATTATAAATATCGTTTTAAGACTCTTGAAGAATTCAGAAAGGATTATGGTCATGGGTGGAGAAATTTAGATGGTCGCACATCTTTTATTCCTGAAATGGATAATCTATTAGGTACTGATATAGATGGATCTTGGTATAAAAATTATAATTTCATATCAGGGAAAGAGATACGGGATAATACCAATGATGTATGTTAAAGAAAATATATTTACACCACCAAGATATAAACGAAAAATTTTCATTAAAAATTAAAAATTATGGACATTAACCAATACAACAGAAGAACAACCGATTTAATTTTAGTTTTTGCATTACTTTTAGTAATTATCATTTCACTAAAATTTAATAATGTATTAACTGCTCAAAACGCAGATGATATTATTTATACCCACACAAACGAACTAAATACTCGTAAGAGGGTTTATGAACTTGAAATGGAAGTTGAATCTTTGAAACATTTAATCATTGAAACATCTGGTGTTCCTAATGAAAAAAGGAAAGCTATCTTTGAATTAAAAATTGAACAAGATAGTATTCTTATGGATTTACTTCAAGGTGAAATCAATTCCAATAAAAGTATATTGAATCTTCTTGAAACTGATTGGGAATTCAATAATTATACGGAATTCAAATCTTTAAAATCGAAATAATATGAATGAAGTAACTATTTATAAACACATCAAAAACAAATTTGATAAGGTTAAAAGGGAAATAAATTATGCTTGGTGGTTTGCTTTCGCATGGTTGGTTGAAGCAATAACAATTGCAATATGTATTAATATGTTTCCTTGGCTTATGTGGATTTTAATACTTGTTCCATTGATGGGAGTTATTACTCTTCTTTTCTTATCTATAAGAAAGGAATATCTATTAGCTAAAAGATTCCCATTAGTGTATAATATATGGTTAAATAGTAATGATTTTGTAAATAAAATAGTAAGTAGATCGGATTCAAGAGCACAACCAGATCCCAATACAATTAAAATAGAAAATTTTGGGTTAGAACATATTGATGGTATTCTTAATCAATATGATGATAACCAAAAAAGGTCTAATGCAATATACAATTCTATTACTGAAAGTAATTTGGTTGATGAAATTGAATTTTATAAAAAATATAAAAGATTTATAAAAGATTTAGGAACATATAGGAATAAAGTTTAATAGTTAAGTTGATTGATTGATTGAAAACCCTGCATCTTTTGGTGTGGGGTTTTTATTGTTCGATAAATTTTTGATCTTGTTCTACCAACTTGTTATTCAATAGTAACCCGTTTATAATGTTTTTCCTTGTTGCTAGTAGACTTTCTGCTACTAAGTACATAGCAACATAATAATTGAAGTTTGTCTTGTTATATTCGATTGTATCCCCAAAATTTGTAATATAATAATCAGGTAATTGAGAATCATCAACACCATTGTATTCCAATACATAATGTAACAATTCGATATTTGCTGTATCGACACAATAAATAGATATTTTTTCTAATGAATCAATAGTATGAGGTAAGTTAGAATATTGTTCCATTAATTCCTTTGTTTCATTAATAGAATTATCAGAATAATTATTTTTATCAAATAAACTTTTTGTTAAAATTCCTAACATAAAAACTATTATTAAGATAAATACAAATAATACATTGTATGATTTTTTCATGATTTATTTTTCAATTTTGTAAAACACTTTCTACACAATGGTCTATATTTATCATTCCCACCAATTTCTATCTTATCACCTTTGGTTACTATTTTACCTTCTTCATCAAACCTTGCATTTACAGTAGCTTTCTTTTTTCCACATTCAGAACATATTGTTTTCAGTTCTTCAAGTTCATCAGCAATTGACATTAAATGTTTGGATGCTTCAAATGGTTCTAACCTGAAATCTGAACGAAGTCCATAACAAATAACTGGAATATCCAGTATATCAACTATCTTAACTAATTGGTGGATGTGTTGTTTTGAGAAAAATTGTACTTCATCAACTAAGACACAGTTGACTTTATTATCCATTATGGTTCTTTTATAATCTACAATTTCATATATATTTTCTTCTTTACTTATTCCAATTGCGTCTTTACTTATACCTGTTCTTGATTTGACTATATCACTTCCGTATCTGTCATCTATTTTTGATGTCAATATTAAGACACCCATTCCATTTTCTTCGTAGTTATATGCTACTTTTAATAAATCAAGAGATTTACCTGATCCCATTGTTCCGTACCTGAAAAATAATTTAGCCATTCATAATATTATAATTTTATTTGGTGTTCTAATAATTTATAAGGTATAATGTAAAATTTTCTACCTTCATGTTCACCAATTTTAATTGATTTATCATTCTCGAAAAGAAATAATTCATCTTCATTAGTTCTAAACCCATAATATGTTGTATCGTATAATTTAATACCACCAACACCATTTACAAAATATACATTCCCATCATCTGATAAATTAACAGAACTACAACTTTTTTGTTGTATTGTATAAATTTCTCCTTTTAAACTAAAACTAATATCTATTCCTTTAACAATGTCATCAGTTTTACCATCTGCACCAATTTCCCAATTAATAGCAAGTGGGTATGTATTTTTGAGGAATTCCATCATTTTTTCTTCTGAGTCGTGTCCTCTTTCACCCATATTTTCTAATGCATGAATTAATTTATCAAAAACACCATTGTCATTCGGTGCAATAATTTCTTCATAATACTTATTGAACACTTCTATGAAAAAATACATTTCTGATTTCCAATTTATTTTATCTTTATCAAATTGGAATTGTCGTTGAATTGGTTGGATTAATTCATCATGTTTTGCCATATCAACTATTTTTTCATTTAAATAATTGACCATTATAGCAAATGTTTTGCTATTAGATGATAAGAAATTTAGTTTTGAATATTCATTGGTATCACCTGGTATATTAATTAATCTTTTTCTACCTTCTACATCTTGGAGATAATCTTTATAAAATTTTTTAAACACATCCCAAACGGCAAAAATTAAATCTTGTCTTTCACCACCTTTCTTTTCATTCCAACCTTGAAAATAACCATCTGAGTATTTGATTGGTTCTTGGGATTTTAATTTAGTTAATCTTTTAAATTCTTTTGAAGATAATACCATTCTTTAATCTTTTTTTATATTATATTTTTATATATCTAATATATGTGGTCTTTTGAATTTTGTCCTTTAATTTAATTAGTTTCTGTTACTAATTTATTGAATTTTTCGGCTTCCCTTTTTCTGATTTCATTACCGATACCTGCACCTGTGAAACCTGCGTCCATTATATCCTTACTGGATGTAGTTGGTACATATTTTAACATAGCAAGAACAGACTTATTAGTTATACCCATAACATCTATCCACTCTTGTAAGATATCCAATCTAAGACCTTTATTTCGTATAGTTTTCCATGTTTCATAAGCATTTTCTGGTGCAACACCGTTTCTATATAATTCAACAAGAATTGATATAATTTCTACAAAATCTGTTGGTATTTTAGCATCAATAAGAATTCTTTTAAATTCAGGTGTAACATCATTTTCCCTCAATACTTGAGCAATAGCTACAGTTAAATATGTTGTAGGTTTAATTGATTTATCTTTTGTGATAACAGGAAAGATTTGTTCCATTATATCATATTGTATTAACATATCAACGAAGTTTTTGATCATCATAGGATCATCATTCTTTCTTGCTTTTTCTTTAACCTTTTTAAATTCAAGAAAAATCCTTTCCCTTGATACATCATCAACATCAGATATATTAAACAATCTACTATCGTTCTTGATTGCGGTTGCAGTTTTTCTTTCAAGTTTACTATGAGTAACAGCAGCAAATCTAATTGCTCTAAGAATTCTAAGTCTATCTTCATCAAACCTTGTTCTTGGGTTTCCAACAGCTCTTACAATTTTATCATTAATATCTTTTATTCCACCAACAACATCAACAATTTGACCTGTCCTAATATCATAGAATAAAGCGTTCATAGTTAAATCCCTTCTTTTTACATCATCTTTGATTGTAATATGAGATCCAATTTCAACTTTCTGATTATTACCTTTGTTATCTCTACCTTTAGCAATATCTTTTCTATAAGATGCAATTTCGTATCCTTCTGGTTCAGCTTCTGTAAATACCCTAACAACGCCAAAATGTACACCTTGTAAATCTGTCCTATAATCTTTAAGAATATCCATTACTCTTTGAGGTGTAGTATCAGTAGCCATATCAAAATCATGTGGTTTTTTATTCATAAGAAAATCTCTTACAGCACCACCGACAATGTATAGTCTATGACCTTTTGCGGTAAACAATTTTTGGAAATCCATGATATCTTGTGGGATATCCATTTTAGCATTTATTCTTTCGTTTATGTTCTCCATATTGTTATTATTAATTTCAATAGGTAAAGATAAGCTAAAATTTTCAAAATTCCTTACTTTTTCTCGTTTTTTATATGTAAGTGGTTTATCATCTATTAAAAATTCACCAATATACCCAATTGGATCACCTGGAGATTTATCTAAATAATCCATTAAATAATTATAAATCACAACAATATCACCTGTTAATTTATGGTAATTAACCCTATAATTTTCTTCTTCTATACCAGAATTCATACCAACCAATTTATAACCATGTGGATTATGTAATTTTATAGATATTACATCTTTATCTGTGTTAAATATTTTTTTAATTTTTTCTCTGATTTCTTCATCTGATTTAGGTATCATCTTATCCCTAAGTGATTCATTGAAAAAGTCGGTATATTTGTATAATTTCATTGCAAAACTATTATAATTTTATTTATATATAAATATTGAAAAACTACAACTTAATAATGATTAAAAAATTCAGTACATATAACGAATCTTTAAGAGATAAGATGACATCTAAATCAGATAAAGAAATTAAAAGAAATTTATCCAAATTGGATATTGATAAATGGATTTATAAAGTAAGATCATTAAAATTGGATGATAGTTTTTTACCGAGTGATGATGAAATCAAAGTTCTTTTTTCTGGGTTGAATTTAGGTAGATGGATTAAAGCTGTCAATGGATTAGAATTAGATGATAAATTTTTACCAAGTGATGAAGAAATAAAAAAATATTTTAATGAATTACCCCCTTATCAAAAAATAAAACAAGGTGTCGATTTAGATATTCTTAGTGCCGTTAAAGATGGTATAGAAAAATACAAAGGTGTAGCATTAAGAATGGATAAATATTTGATAACAGCAGCAAACAGAGAAAATGTTGATATGGTAAAATGTATCTTAGATTATGAAAAAATAAGAATTAAAGATGTATCTTATGCTCGTCAATATATTAAAAGAGATTATATATCGAAAAAAATATTAAATGACAAAAGAAAAGAAATAGAAAAATTATTATATGATAAAGAATTAGGCATATCATCAGATAATAAAGACTACAATAAAATGATGAAAATTGGTTGTGAAACTGGAAATATTAATCTTGTTAGAACTGCTTTCGAAAAAGGTGCAGATATAAATCCTAAATATTCAAATTATTTACACGATACAATTAGAAATAATTATTACGATATAGTTAAATTTCTAATAGATAATGGATACCCAATTGATAATACATCACATTCTAAATCAATAGGTGTTGCTATAAATAACAATAGAGTTGAAATAGTAAAGTTATTACAAAGTCACGGATCTAAAGTGGATTTTGACCAATATGGGTTTTTTAATAGGAAAATAAATGAATGGATTCAAAAAGATCAAAACGATGAAATAATAACATTTCTAATTAAACAAAATCCTGAAATGAAAGATAATCTTAATAACGAAATAGTTGAATACCAAAAGAAGATTAATAAAATTAAAAAATATTTATAAAATGAAAAAGGGAAGATTTACTTCCCTTTCTTTTTTATCCTTTTTCTTTTCAGATGTTCTATTTTATAACTTAAATTATTTCTTTTTATATAAATATAACAACCATTTGATTTTTCTATAAAATCAAATAACCATATATATTTAGATATTTCTAAATCTATTTTCTGTTGATTCCAATTTATTCTTGATTTTACTAAATCTTTTGTATATTCATCTAATTTATTCATTTTAATTAATTTTTGATATAAATTCATTTCATTTTCTCTAAAATCTTTATAATAGTTATATTTTTTTATAATTTTTTTTATAGATTGTTCATCTAATATACCATCACTATAATTAATATTTACATATGATAAAATATCTTTCTCTATAATGTTTAGATTCGTTATTTTATTTAAAATTGGTAAATTTTTAATAAACTGATTTTTAATATCATCTTCATATCTTCTATTATTTTCAATAAATCTAATTAATGTAATATTATCTTTTTTACATTTATTGTTTTTTATTTCATCGTTATCATTATTTTGGTGCCATCCTTTTCCATCATATTCAAACGCTAAATTATATTTAGGTATAAAAATATCTAATTCGTATGGTTTTATTGTTTTTCTATCATTATATTTAATATTTCCACCTATGAATTTTTTACATAATTCAAATAAAATCAATTGTGGTATACTATATGACAATTTTATCATATGTGAACATATATCATCTAAGATTTCTTGTCTACTTGCAGTAGAATATGCACTCGAATCTTCTCGTTGAAATTCTCCCCTTGACTTATAATTTTTGGCAATATTTTTTAATTTTTCATAATTTAAATCCCGACCCGATTCTTTATTCTTTATTGTCATGTATCGAGATTTAAATTCTTTTGATTTTAATAACCCCATTTTATGAGATTTATTTTCTATTGATGATATTGATTTATTTAATATTTTTGATATATCTTCGTTATATTTATTTGAATATAAATCAAATAAAATTTGTTCTTCATCCCTTGTCCATTTCTTATACATTACATTAATATAATTTATCTTATATATTAAAAATAAATACCCTAATCATTCTACATATTTATCAAGTATTTTTCTAATAATATCATTTCTAACTATACTATCATTAGAAAATGTAAATAGACCTATATCTTTTATATCTTTTAATTTTTCCATAGCATAGTATAATCCACTTTCGTTTCTTGAATTTAGTTTATCAATTTGTATTATATCACCAGATAATATCATTTTACAATTACTACCAATTCTTGTTAATATTGTTAACATTTCTTTTTTTGTGACATTTTGTGCTTCATCAACAATTAAAATACAATTATCAAAATTTTCACCTCTTATGTAACTTAAACCTAATGTTTCTATTATATTTTCTTCAACTAATTTTTTTCTTGTTTTTTCTGTGATAACTTTATCAAATAATCTAAATATACTATTCATATATACAGAAATTTTATCACTAAACGAACCTGGTAAAAAACCTAGTGATCTTGAAATTTCAACATTAGGTGTTATTATAAATATTTTATTATACCCGTTATTATTTTGTTGTAAATATTCTATTGATTTTAAAATTGATAAATATGTTTTCCCACACCCAGCTGGACCATTACATAATACAATTTCATTATCATTTATAAGATTTATAAATTCTTTTTGTTCTTCATTTTTACACTTAATTCTAACCCTTCTTCCATAAATACTAGAATATTCTTTTATATTATTAATGTTTTCGTTTGGTAATAAATCTATTGTTCCGTTATTGGAACTTCCGTTACTCCCGTTCTTTCTACCATTAGTTTTAGCCATATATTCTCCTTTGTGATTAATTTTTAAAATAAAAAACCCGCAACAAACTGATGTTTAAATATCATTTGTTACGGGAAATTTCATTATGTTACATATCATAAGATTATATATTTAATATCATTTTATGGTATTTTTCTATTTTAATATATAATAATATGAAAAAATATAATCAATTTGTTTCAGAATCTATTAAAGATAAAATGACACCTAAATCATTAGAAGAAATTAAAAAAACCAAGGAAGGAAAAGATGGGTTTAATATGATAATGTTTATTAAAGATATGTTGAATAAAAAAATAATAAATAATCCCGAAGAATTATATAGTTTAGAAGAAATTAAAAATTACCTCGACAACCGTTCTATACTTGGGTATAATGGTTCTATTAGATTCCTAAAATTAGATTTACCTTTATTATTTCCTAATAAAAAACAATTAATTGATACAATTAGTGGATTAAAAAATGAACATAAAAACAGACAAGATAAATCATTATTAGAATTACATTATTATTTGGATAAAGAATTCAGAATAAATTTAATTGATTACTTGGATATAGATGAACTCGAAAAAGACATACAAAAGAAAAAGGGAAGTAATTAACTTCCCTTTTTTTATTTTACTAAGTAGTCTGCCGCACAAGAAGCAGCATAAGCGATTGGTTTCGCTCTTACACTAAACCCACTACCACATAACATACCCATTACAGCATTATATGCTACGTTAGATTTATTTTGTTTTCCTTCACCTTCATTTGGGTTAACGTCAACGTGAATTTCAACCCTTCTAACAGGAATTGACTTATCATATTCATTTGGTCCAAATTTAGGAACAAGATACATATCTTCTAATTTATCATCTAACCATAATGACAGATTAAGTGAATACACTGCTTCATTCATCATACGTGAAAATATATCCCTTTCTTTAGGGGTTCTTATACGCATATAAACTACGTGAGCACCTTTACAAAGTTCTACATCATACAATACAATAACAAGTGAATAAAGTGTAATTTTTCTTTTTTGTTTTGAATCACACCCTACCATTACACGTACATCCATACCTTCATCTACGATGTTCTTAATGTAAGGAATTATGTCAGAGATTTCTTCTCCACCCATCTTCCTAAATTTCCGTTTGTCTAAATCAATTACATTCTTAATCATTTTATTTTATTTTATTTTATATTAAACAAAAACCCCAAATAATTCTGGCTATTATTTGGGGTTAATTAATTGTTGTTATTAGTATATATTAATCTTTACTATTGAACTTTTTCTTTAATTTGTCAAGTTCAGATGATTTCTCTTTTAGTTTACCAACCATTTCGGTATCATCCTTAAAGGTTAAATAAATCTTTCTATCATCTCTTATAATACTAATAACGATTACATCCACTTTTTCACCAGATTTCAAACTTTTGTTGTTCTTGTTAATGTAGGTCGTTTGAATTAAACCGTTTGTTTCATAATCTAAAGCGATTAGAGCTCCAAATGGTTTAACTGTAATTACTTTACCAGTAATATTGTCTCCTACTCTTACAGTATCCCAAAGACTTTCTTCTAATGTTTGTGTTAGAATTATTTGGCTTCCACCTTTAATAATATCTTTCACATAAAAGTCAATCTCTGTACCAGGAGCAATGTCAGCGAGTTTATCCCTGAATACTTCATTAATGTTCGCTTTATGAATCATACCTGTTAAACATTCTTCAAATTGAACGAACACACCGAAATCTCTTGTTCCTGTAACGTGTCCTGTGTAAACCTTGTCCTTTGGATGTGATCCGAGGTCTTTGACTTTTTCAGGTATAAGTGTTTTCAGATATCTCTTCCTACTTACAACATATATTCCTTTGTCTTGTTGTAAAGTTTCCAACATCACTTTGATGGTTTGTCCTAACAACACTTCTGGATTATACAATTTGTTTACATCAGCTAAAGTATTCGGCATAAATGCATCAATGTTGATGTGGTCTATGTCTATATTTAGCATGTAACCTGCTGGTATAATTTCTCTAACACGAGCTTCAATAGAAACTTTGTTTTCGAAGAATTCCTTCATTTTTGTATCTACCTTCATTCTAACAAGGTCTGAAACAGATCCTTTTATCATGTATGGTTGTTCAGATACAGTATTGATTAATACATCAATTTCTTGACCTACTTTCAATTGTTGACAAATTCTTTCTTCTGAACCTTTTCTATCAATAATAACGTTATCCTTATTATTGATATCCAATGTTACGTCTTTTTCAGTTATTTGAATAACCCTTCCATTAACAATGGTCCCAATTTCTACTTGTGTTAAATTGTCCAACCCCTCATAAAGTTGGAACTCCTTTAGAGTATTAAAATTAAACGATCCTGTTGGGTTTTCGATTTCTTCTAATATTTCCCTATACTTAGGTACTTCATTATCATTTTTCATCATTCCCCAATCAAAATTAATATCACCACAATTACTAGTTGGGTCAAGATCAATTTTTGTTTTTGTACTCTTTTTTGTTTTTACAGTCATAATTTTTTGTTTTTTATAAGTTAATACTAAAAATAATATACTAAAGTATTTGGTATTGTCAAAAACTTGTTGTATATTTGCCAGTTTTCTTAAAAGATATAGTTTGGATTATTTAGGAAGTTTGAAATATTTTTGAATATTTTCGAATAATTTAATCATTTATTCGTTTTTTACTTTCCTCTTTTCTTATAGTCATTTCTTCTTCAAGACCAGATACATCATAAGGGTCAACAACTTGTACTGTATCGAAAATAGATTGTTCTTCTAATTCATCCCTGTTAATTGACCACATTATTTCAATATAATTATATGATAGTTGCATTGTAAATGTCTGTTCTTGAAAATCGGTAGCGTTATATGCTAACCTAAGTTCTGATAAAGATGATATAATTACATCTTTTAACAATATAATATAGATAACATCACCGTCTTTGTCCAATATTTTTATACTTAATGTTGGCATATAATTAGGATTATCTTGTAAATAGAATCTATTACTAATTTCTAATAACAAAAAATAATTCAAATGTGAATCTACTGAACGGTATGTAATGTCTATTTCACCTTGAAATTTATCAGCTACGTTACCAGCTTCTCTCCATTGTATCTTTTTACCATGATATTTTGTTTGAGTAACCTTATCATAAGAAACACTCGGGAAAACCATATCTTTAATTGTACTATTAAGATAATCCATCACATCGTTATATTGCACAAAATTCTTATCCATTAATATTTGAAATTTTTCTTCAATATCTTTAGTTATATATGCTTGTGGTAAATGAAACACAAACTGATTATTTTGTGAATTAATTCTCATTATATCTTATCTTACATTTTTCCTTGAACTACCACCTTTTCTATTATCGTAATTTTTAGATTCTCTTTGTGCTGATGTTATTCCAAAATTATTATCAAGTTTTTGTTTTACGTATTTACTAGCTACTACATTTTCTAATACTATATTAGGTTTCGGTGGTGTATATGGTTTTTTAATTGGTGTTTTATCACTAACAGGTGCAGTTCTGAATACTCTCTTTGCTTTATTTTCCGTTTTATTTAATTCACTCGCTACTTTTTTAACCTTCTTCGGAGATTGACCAACTGTTAATTTAAGATCAAATGCTGATTCTACATATTCTAACTTCTTGATTTCCTGTACTTTAGTAACATAAACTCTTTCTAAGAAATACATATTAGCATATTTTATCTTTGGTGTAATATTTTCTGCCTTTAGCCAATCATCCAATTTATCCATATTAGTTTGGAATCTAACATATATAATAACATTAAAATAATTTTTATCTGTTGATGTATTTTCTGCATATGCAGTCATATTATCAGGATTAAATGGATTATTTTGAGAAGCAACTTGTTCAGGTAAGTATGAAGGATCATCAACGGTTTCTGTATTTGTTGTTTCTATGGTTGGTGTAACTTCTGTTGTTATTCCTGTTGGTGTAGTTGAAGTCGTTGTTTCATTAGTTGTAGTTTCAGAAACAAAAGACAAATCTTCATAAAATACATATTTACCTGAATATAATTGTGTATTTGAATTATCAGAACTTATAATTAAATAAAAGTTATCATAACCCTTTTCATACATTCTTCTGATAGTGATATAATCATTTTCTTCTATCTTATAATATATGTTACCTATTTCAAAAGCATTATCTGCATCATAATGTATTTCCTTTTCTACTTTTTCTGTATCTGATTTAAATGTTAAAAGTATTTTAGAGTTATTATTTAATTCTGATAGGTTGTATGGCATTGGTTCTCCATTTGAATTAATATCTTGTGCTATATTGAAATTAATTTCTGTATCAAATGATGTTAAAACAATTTCTAATAAACCATTAGGTACATAACTATTTGTACTAGGAGATGCATTTGTGCTTTTTGTTAATATTCTATACTTATCAATCATTACAGGATAAGGTATCTTAACTAAATCAAGAGTGTTATCATTTCCTACTCCACCTTGCATTATATTTTTAAACTTAACATTAAAGATTTCAGAGTTTACAACACCTGATTCCATATTCAATCTTGTTAATGTTCTTCCGTATTTATTAATACTATTTGTAATACCTACTGAACCAAATTTAGATGTATAACTACCATTTACTCTATTTACTATTCTCATTTCAACATCAATTGATGCAGTAGTATTGGAGAATTGTATAATAGGTCTATATAATATCTTTTGCGTGAAATTTTCAGTTATTTCAAATGTTTGGTTTGTTGTTAATATATTTTCTTCATATAAATGAACAACATATTCTAATTCTATTTTCTCCCCTTTTATTTCTTCATTATATGCAAATTCATCCATATTTTCGTTTGATCCCATATAAGTTCCATATATTTCAAAATAATCTCCTTGTGTAGATTCTTTAACTACTATACCAACTTCATTATATTCTGGTGATTGTGGAATTGAAAAGGATGCTAAGTCACCCATGTAATAATAATCAACTCCTAATACACTTTGATCGGATGTTATAAACCCAAAATCAACAAATATTGGACTGTTTGTACCCAATCCTTCACCATAAGACAATTTTTGATTTATAGAATTTGGTGTTGGTTCGTTTAATACATTTGTAATTATTCTTTGGTTAGATACATCAAATATCGATGGTATATCAAATTCAATTGA